ATTAATCAGCAAAAATGCTTTTTATTTTGAACGCGGGAAGATTTCGGATACGGAGATGAAGTTCTTCGAGCAGCAGGTAGCGGAATACAAAGGGAGCATCACCGTACGTTCCTTTCCCCGTTTCAACAGTCGCATCTCAACGCTGGATATCAAGAACGGGATAGCGGAATACAGGAAGCTGTACAATCGCTCCCCTGACATTATCATCATTGATTCGATGGACCTGCTGACTGACGCCAGTCGGAGGAACTGGGGGGAAGACCATGAAAGAAGCAAGCGTATTGCTGTGGCGAATGACCTCAAAGACTTGGCGGCGGATGAAAGGGTGTGGATGGTGGTAACGTATCAGGCAACGATTGAAAATCGGGACTGGCTGAATGATGAGAATAATGTGCTCACGGAATACAACTGTTCGGAAAGCAAAGGGCTCGCACGCCCCTGTACCCACTTGATAACGATGAACCAGTCTTCGGCTGAAAGAAAGGAGAACGTAATGCGCCTTCATGTCGCCAAAGCCCGGTTCTTCAAGAAAGGGGAAACGGTGAAGATAGCAACGGACTACGACAATGAAGTGTTTTATGATGCACAGCGAAGTATGAACTTGAAAAGGTAAATGAACAATGGCACAATCCCTATCCCGAAGCGATACAGATTTTCTGATCCGGGAACTGACCAAGGAACTGGACGCAAAGCCGGATGGTGCGGGAAAGAACCTGATTGCCCGTTGTCCCTGTTGTGGCAAAGAAGGCAAGTATGGAATTTACATCGGTAAGCAGACGGTAAGGAAAAAGCCGTTCATGTCGCATTGCTTCAGTTGCAGATACTCGACGTTCTCTCTGGAAGCACTGCTGGACTTTCTGGGCAGACAGGACTTGATGGTGGCTCCCACGACCGATCTTGACGCAAGGCTGGCTACCAGCCTGCTTTTTCCGCTGGAAGAAGGGGAAGAAATAGATGATGCGCTGGGTGTGGTGGAATTGCCCGGATTTTACCGGAGATGCTTTACTCATCCTTACCTGAAGGCTCGCGGATTCACTTTTGACGACTACGAATACTTTCAGGTGGGAACGACAAGGGGATTGAATTTCAGGTATGACGCTTATGTCATCTTTCCTGTCATTGACGAAGGGGATATTGTGGGATATGTCTCACGGCACACCTGGAGCAAGGACGAGATAGACAGGCATAACAGCCGGGTAAGCCGCAAGGGCGGATACCGGATACTGCGCTTCAGGAACTCGACAGAGAACGACTTCGTAAAATTACTATATAACTATGATGCAGTGGTTGAAGGCGTTACTCAAACGGTAATTATCACGGAAGGGATATTTGACGTGATAGCATTAACAAGAAAAAAAGAATTATATGACAATGAATCTATGGCCGCGGTCGCCACCTTCGGAAAGAAGATCTCCCGGACGCAGATATACAAGCTGCAAGCTAAAGGGGTAAAGACCGTGATACTGGGATACGACGGAGATGCTGTTGAAGCCATAAAAAAGACAGCCGGTGAATTGAATGCTTACTTCCGGGTATTGATTGCGGATATACCGGACGCCAAGAAAGATTGGGAGGACTTGAGCCGTGAAGAGATAGACGACATCTTCTCACACAGGCTCAGGACTCCGGCAGAGTACCGACTTTTAAAAGTTCAGGAATGAAAGAATTAATCAAGTGGCTGGATGCCAACAAGATTTCATTTAAACAGTTTGATAATGAAGTAGTGGAAATCGAAGGATTCGGGAAGGTATATGTAGCTGACCTGACAGAAATAAAATCTATTTTCCGGGGAACGGAAGTTCTCCAGTTTAACCTGATGGAGAACCCGGATGTATTGATTGCGGAAGGGATATTTTATGTAGCATTCCCTTTCGGGGACAACTGGTATTATTTCAACCTCAAAGAAGAATTCAGATTTAATATTCTCAAATATACGGGGGTACGGCAACCCTGTAAAATGGATGTGCCATTTGTCAATTTGGGCGTACATACCCCCTTTGAGTTGCTGAATGGCAGCGGAAATATAACTGACTGGGTGCGAAAAGCCAGATACTTGGGACATACGGCACTGGGAATATGTGACAGGAATACAATGGCGGCCACGCTTAATCTGCAAAAGGAATGTGCCAATTATGAGATGAAGCATATTTTCGGTTATACGCTGGAGCTGGAATATGAAGGAGAAAAGGTGGAGATGAAAGTTTATGCGCAAACCCAGCGGGGAATGAGAAACCTGCTGCGTATCCAGAAAGAAATCATGGTGGATTCGGACAACCGTACATTATCACTCCAGGGACTGCTCACACACGGGGAAGGAAATGTATTGGTGCTGGGGAAACTGTCTTCCTGCTGGATGAAAAGGAACGCTCATATTCTCCAGGCTATGAAGATCGCGTTTGGACAGGTTTTCTATCAGGTAGATTTGAGCGAATATAAAGCCGAACGTATTGATGTTGAGGTATTGAAGGCGACTAAGTTCTTTTTCGATAATTTCTATGAGGCTCAAACGGGTACTTTTCTGATAGAGCCTATCCTGCTTTGCGATACTTATTATTTGGACAAGGACGACGCACGCAACAAGATTATCCTGAATAAAATAGCTTCTGGAGCAGCACATGAACAAAGTGAAGACCAGTATTTTAAAGACATCGACGAACACTATGCGACGTTCAGCGCTCTCTTCGACGGGAATAAATGGGAACTGGACCGGCTGTTTGAAAGAATGTGCGCTCATACGGTAGAGATAGCCGAAGGAGCGGTTGCCCGTTATGAGACGGATAGGAACTTCATGCCGCAGTATGATATGACAGAGGAAGAAAAGAAGAAATATGGGAACAGGCATAAGATGTTCCTTGCCTTATTGGAAGAAGGATTCAAGAAGCTGGTTCCCGCCGGACATGAGGATGAGTACCGTAAACGCCTGGACTACGAAATCTATATTCTCGAATCGACAGATAACGTCGATTATCTGCTCGTACAATATGATACGGTGAATTGGGCACGTGAACAGGGGATTCTTGTCGGATGCGGTCGTGGTTCTGCCGGCGGTTCCCTGGCGCTCTATCTGTTGGGGATTACACTGATTGACCCTATTAAATACGATTTACTTTTTGAACGTTTCCTGCTTCCCGAACGTGCGGGACTTTACCCGGATGAAGTGACGATCATAGTTGGCGGAATGGAGTCCACTAAGATTGTACAGGTTACGTTAGCGAATGGCAAGGCGTATGTCATTGACAAAGATGCCAAGCTACGGGTGATGCGCGAAGGGCACAGCATGATTGTGTATGCTGATGAATTAAAGCTGGGAGACGACATCATCTTTGATAACAGGGATTTGGTATTTACACTTAACGAGACGGTTTATGGTTGTTGAAAGTGTGCAGTTTAAACAGACACAAATACCGGTTCAGGCATTGGATTGCCTGACCGGCAATGGGTTCAGACAGGGCGATGCGGGTTCGCTCGCTGATGTGGATATCGACTTCGCTTCGAACCTGCGTCAGGAGATAAAGGAATACTTGGAACGTAGGTACAATACAGAAGGAAAGCAACGTGTGTTTTCTGCTGGAACGTATTCCACCATGAAACTCAAAGCGGTACTGAAAGATGTGTGTCGGGTACATAAAGTTCCTGTCAGTTATGTGAATTACATCACAGCCATTTTCGAAGATGATAACATGAGCTGGACGGACCTGTTCAAGCTGGCAGCAACCAACAAGAAAGTGAATAAGTTCGTTCAGGATTATCCGCAGATTATCGAGGACATACGGGGACTTATGGGACAACCTCGTTCGGCTTCCGTTCATGCTTCGGCAATCATCGTGACACCAAGTTCTAAAGACGGTGAAGATATGGAGTGTTTCGATTATACACCTATCAAGAAAGTGGATGATATACTTGTATCGGAACTAGACGGATACTCCATTGACGAAACGGGACTGTTGAAAAATGACTGTTTGGGAATTAAGGAACTAACTAAAATACAATCGGTGATTGAAGAATGTAACCGGGTGTATAAAGCTGGGATAACTTTTGAGGGACTTGTTCGTAGCGGGCTGGATGATGAGAAAACTTATCGCATACTCTCCAAAGGATTTACTCAAAACGTTTTCCAGTTTAGTTCTGCCGGAATGACTAAATTCTTAATGGATATGAAACCTGACTGCATCAATGATTTGATTGCGGCAAATGCCTTATACCGTCCGGCTACATTGGAATCAGGTTCAACGCAAAAGTACCTGGATTGTAAGAAAGGTAATGTGGCTCCGGTTTATCTATGGGGAATATACAACTCATTAAATACGACTTATGGTGTTTTGGTATATCAAGAACAATTAGCTCAAATGGCTCGTGAGGTAGGTGGCTTTAGCCTTGAAGATGGTGTGAAATTAGTCAAGCTTATATCCAAAAAGAAAGTAGATAAGATTCATGATATGAAAGATAAGTTTATGGAAGGAGCCAAGGCGAAAGAATGTCCCAAAGAAGATTCTGAAGAGATATGGAAGATGATTGAAGCTGGTGGAGGCTACCTGTTTAACTCCAGCCACGCAACCGCGTATGCCATCACAAGTTACGTTGGTGCTTGGCTGAAAGCTAATTATCCGACTGCCTTCTACACCATTGCTCTACAATGGGCAGACGACAAGGAACTTCCGCTTATCATGTCGGAAATGGAAGAATGTAGCTCTGCGAAAGTAGTCCCGCCCGATATTAACCTTTCAGGAGAGAAGTTTTTCACAGATTACCAATCAAATGAAATCTTCTGGTCACTGGGAAAAATAAAGATGCTGGGGACCAAAGCGGTACAGTACATCATTAACGAACGTACCAAAGGCGGTCCGTTCAAATCGGTAGAGAATTTTGTGCATCGTGTTTTCAAGTACAAACTGAAGAGGTATGAATACTGGGATGATGCAGATAATGAGCAGGAAACGATACGGGTACCTGTTAATGCGCGTCATGTAAAGAACCTGATTCTTGCAGGATGCTTTGATAAAGCACATGAAGTCAGGTCTGTCGTTGAACGGTTTTCCATATTGGAGAAAGCGGCTGCGGAACTTGGATTCAAAATTCCGTCAGAAGACTATCCGGGCAATCTGATTAACCAGCATTACTTTTGGAGTATGCAGCAAATAGAGGTCTGTGGTATCGGACAAGTAGACTACAAACGAATATTTGACAATTCCTTTTGTCGTCATCAGTTCAAAGGAAGGGCATCCTATTCAACCGTTCATAATGCTTTACTATCCGATAGCGAAGGCAAAAAGATAGCTCTTTGTGCTACCGTGACGGAAATGGAAGAAATATCTTATAAGGATAAAAAGACAGGAGAAAAGAAGCATATCTGTAAGCTGCATCTCCAGCAAAACAACGACACTATCAAATTGGTGTGCTGGAATGATTTCTACACAGAAAACAAGGCGGAGCTCCGGAATATCAAAGATAAGATAATCATCGTTTCAGCAATAGTCAAGTTTAACGACTACAGTGGTGGCAACAGCCTGAACACCTATAAGACTTCCCGATTATTTACACTTAACCAATCATCAGAAAACCAAGAAAAATCAGAATATGGCAGCACCCAAAAATGAACCTAAAATATATACCGGCATTGGACTGGACTTTGAAACCTCTGGGCTGGATTGCATAAAACATGCCTGTACCCAGTTAGCCATGCAAGCAATAAGATTTGATACCTGGAAGATATTCGACAGATATGTGAAGTACTTCCAACCCTATCAAAAACAGGATATTGGCGGAGTACCTAAACGAAAGATGCTCCGTACTAAACAGGAATTACTGCAAGAAGAAGCAAAACTGATGGAATACCAGCCCGAAGCGCTCACGTATTCTGGAATCACTATGGATACCTTATATAATCAAGGAGCAGATTTGAAATTGATTGCCCGTGATGTGATAGACTTCGGCAAACGGGCAACGCTTACCAACGGCAGACAAACGAAACCTATCCTTATCGGGCAGAATATTACGTTTGACATCGGCTTTCTGGAACAATTAATGTGTTATGCGGGGCTGATGAAAGAATTTGAGAAAGTTTTTGCCGGACACTATGATTTCTATGGGAACTTCCAGCCTAAATATCTTGATACCATTGATTTGGGACGACTCGCTTTTGCGAACGATCCGACTATGACATCCTATAAACTTGAACTGATAGCTGAAAGGCTAGGTCTCGAGTTGGATGATGCGCATGATGCAGGTGCGGATGTTACTGCAACGCTCAATGTGGCTATTGTATGTTCCAATCGTTTAAGGAACAATAGCGGTGTCGGTGCAAACCTTCAAACTACGGAAAAGACACGGTTACACTTTAAAATCTAAGGAAGGGCAAGGATATGGAAGAAGAAAAGACTGTTTCATTCAAGACATCAGAGAAAATGGTATATGGCGTACTGAATTATGACGGAAATGAAATGATGGCGACGATAACAGGATATGACCTTGCTATCTCGTTTAATATGAGACTGATAAACTCATTGGCGGACGCGGAAAACTGTGCAAATGCAATGGCAGATGTGTTTTATGAAGCACTGATGGAAGAATTAATTCAGAAAAATCCCACAATCTTAAAACCTAAAGCAAAACCTTAAACCTATACTTGGGAAAGCCAGAAATATCGGGCTTTTATCAACGATTGAGAATAATATG